GCCCTGAATATATTCAAAGCGACTGGCTCGTCTAAGACGATTATAAGTCTAAGATGAAAGCATCTCCAACGGTTGTTGGTAGCCTGACAGTGCCTGTCATGGCGAATGCTAGGTTCATCCGGCTCACTAATACTGAGTCACAACCCTGTGGTGACAGGGTTACGATGGGATCTAGTAAGCTAATGGCACAAAATTTTGCGGGGCGTCTCGCCGAGGCCGTGGGTCTCAGCGGGGCACCTACACGCGTAGTCGCGTCCGCAAAATCCTTCTTCCATCGGTATCTGGATGAAGGGACGGAGATTGGGTTCGTGGGTCGTGCTAAGTATCTTGTATGCTTTTTTATGGCCAAAATAACTCAAACACCTGTCAAACCTGATGCTACGTTCGATATCTGCTGGAAGCAGTGCGGACATTTCAAGACCTGGTCCAGGGACAGGCTACGTTTCTTCAATAAGAGGAACGTATCATTGTGGCAGATGATCTTCAAGGGGAAGTCATGTGCTGACCCTCTCACCGAGGTGTCAGTCTACCACAATATACGGGAACATAAGGCTGCTATGGATGCACCCCATGATTACCCGTTGGATACAGAGGACGACGTCATGTCGGCGCTTGAGGAGGTCCTTGAAAGAATGCGGGAGACTGTCGAGGCCGAGTTCAACTCAGGCGACATCATGTCCCACGCGCCGTCATTCAACGCCTCGTTGGATACCCCTGGGAAGTTCGGGGGAGCTCACGCCCAGCTCATGGACCTGGTATTCTTCTCGATGGAAGGCCCTGGTGACATCCGTGATGTCCTTCGGCCTCAGTATCAGCCTGAAGTGTTCCCTCCTGGGTTCAAGGAGTTCAATGACCGTCGGCTGAGTATGAGGAACCGCGACTGCCGTGGCACCAGCCTCTGGCGGGTTCGGGGCGGCCGTTCGCCCTACGACATCCGACATGACGTCTTCACCCTTGAGGAACAGGCCGAACTGATCGGGATTCGGGTACGAACTCGCTGCGACGGTGGCACCCCGTATCAGGAGGTCAGTCGGGTCTTCAGCTACGGGGCCGCCGAGGCTCTCTGGGAGGAGCGGATCACCGACCGGGCCCAGCGTGATATGCTCCGGAATGTCCTCCCTCAGGTGCGTTATTCTGCCGTCATCGAGCCTCTCAAGATTCGTGGGATCACCATCTCTGAGGGCGCCGGCACGTATTGCGTCAAGTGGTTCCAGTCGGCCTGCATGAAGTTCATGAAGACCCTCCCTTGCTTTCCCTCGAGCAGGGGTCCCGTCGACGCCACGCATGTCACGGCCCTGCTGCGTTCCTGTACAGCTGGTGGCCTTTATGCCAAGTTTGAGTCCTCCGACTTCAAGGGCGCCACCGATTTGCTGAGCCACCGGCTGTCTCAGAGGATCCTCCGATTTCTCTGCCATCGAATTCCTGAACCTTACCGTTCAATCATCATGAATGATAATATGCGGCATTTCATCAGGTACCCTCTGGTTCCTAAGCTTTCCAGGCTCGGTAATTACCTAGTTCCAGAGGTCGGGCCCGATGGCAGTCCTGTGGGGAAGACTCTGAATGTTAAGCTGCCTAGCGGTGAGGTCGCTACGGTTGTGGCGGAGAGATTGACAGCCACCCAGCATGAGGGTAACCTCATGGGCCAGATCACGTCTTTCGTGTTGCTCTGTCTCATAAACCTTGGGCTTCATCTCTCAGTGGTCAAGGACCTCGTCCCCGGCGCAAGCCACCAGGACGCGCTCGAATCTGTGATCATAAATGGTGATGATCGCCTCGCATACACGTTCCCAGAGTTCGCTGCTGAGTTTTGGAGGAGAGCCAACCGGGTTGGGCTCTTTGAGTCTTTGGGGAAGTCCTATCTCCATTCGAGGTACGCCAATATCAACTCACAGGCTTACATCAAACAGGGTGACCTCATGGTCCGGGTACCCGTTCCCAACCTGGGCCTTCTCTATGGGTTCAAGAAGGTGGCTGGCGAGCCCTTTAATCCTGCGCTGGTTGTCGGCGAGTTTGCCAAGGGGCTCTTTTGGGGGAAGGAGCGCTTCATGAAGAGATTCTTCGCACTCCATCGGATGGCGCTTGCCAGGACATGTCGAGGTAGGAATCTGTTCCTTCCATGCTGGCTGGGCGGCATGGGCAATGATGCCCCTTTCTGGTGGAACTGGACCGTGAGCAAGAATCAGGCTCGGCTCGCCGCCTGGGCCCTTGCCGTCACACCGAACAGGACGGCCTCCTTTGGCCCTAGCCCCCACGAGGAGCCCGACCAGTCTGTACCGGCTCTTCCCCCCTGGCAGAAGCTCCCAGCACCCTTCTATCTTGAGGATGAGGATATCACAGTCACCGAGTTGGAGGAGTTCGAGGAGCGTCTCAAAAAGCTCGGTTTCCCAAGGGTTGTCGTCCGCGAGTCTTGGGCCCCAACTGGACGCCGGTGCTTGTGTTGTTCACAAGTTGTTGGGCCGAACTGCTTGGTATGCCCAGTCTGCCTCATGACCGACTTCGAGCGTTTCGAGGTCCCGAAGAGGACTCTCAAGAAGCGCGTGCTCCGAGACCTCAAGGCAGCCACCCGTGGCAGAATTTTCGTCCCACCTGGCCCGGTGGTCAAACCGGTTGGTCTTGAGGGGGTCGTTCGAGAGTTTGTTGCGATGGTCAACCTCGAGAACCTGCTACTCAGTTTGGATGGGGAGGCAGAGATGGCGTCGGGGGCGTGTGATTTTCGCCCTGGAGCTCGCTTGACTGGGGAGGTCAGGGAGGTTGACGTAGTCACCACTTGACGCTCTCATCAAATATACAGTGGATCGGGCTACGCCCACCGGATTCGGACTGATCCCCCGACTAGCCTGCTGGTTAGACCTCAAGGTCGCTCTCACGTCAGACTCATAATCTGACATCCCCGATTGTGTCGAGCCTGAAAGACGTTAAACAAAGGCATGGCTGGAGGCTACTATTTCGAAGGAATGACCTACTACGGTTCAGCTGAGTACTACCCCCGGATTGTTGACATCGGCTTCGGTCGCCGCATTGCAAAATGCCGGCATCAGAGTCGCATCGTACGAGGACAGTCCTGTACCAGCTGCAACTATGTCAGATGTGTCCGACTCATTCGGATCCGCGGCAACGCCCATGACCAAGTTGCCGTCATCACTCCTACACTCCCTTATGGTCAGGACCGTCGAGTCATTGGCCAGCCATACCCTTAGCCCGGAATCGGGAAGTGGGTCTCCACGGTTAAAACGCCCAAAACGCTTACCTTTAGGTGCTTGTCGCCGGAATTGCGTGCTAAGTCGTTTCGTCCGAGCTCTAATCCGGAACGTAAACGCCTACAGACTGCACGGGTGTGCCACCCCATGGTCCTTGGAGATGAACAGTCGCTGTGAAGACAGGTATCCACTATTACTATTATGACTAAGTCAAAACAACAACAGAAGAAGCAGGTCCCGCGCCCTGCCGCTGCCAAGCCGGTAGCTAAGAAAGCGCCCCGTCCCCGTCGCAACAGCGGCATGCGTACGGAGTCGGCAGTGATGGCCTCCACTGTGCAGGTCCGAACTCAGGCTCCCCGGCTCAAGTCCAACGGCCGGGACGTCGTGATCTCCCATCGTGAGATGTTCACCACCGTGATTGGAACCACCAGTTTCTCTCCTGCCTCATACCTGATCAACCCTGGAAACGCAGCCCTGTTCCCCTGGCTGTCCACTGTGGCGACGGCTTACGACTCTTTCGTCATCGAGTCGATGAAGTTCGAGTACATCCCACGTTGCGCCACGACCGAGATCGGGTCCGTCATGCTTGGAATCGACTACAACGTCGAAACCCCTCCACCCGCCACTGACACCCAGATCGACTCCTGGTACGGTACCCAGGATGGTGCCCCATGGGAGCGGAAGACCATCGTCGTCGACCGGGAGGCCCTCAGGAACCTCGGTGTCCAGAAGTATGTCTCTCAAGGCTACCCTCTGAATGACCTCAAGACATACTATCCCGGTGTCCTCTATGTTGCCACTTTCGGGAACAATGCTGGTAACGGCATCGGAAAGTGCTGGGTTGACTACCGCATTCGGCTTGTCACCTCCCAGACGGGCAGCCCGACCAGCCGAGGGGTCGGTGGCATCATTTCTGGTGCTGGTGCAGGAGGAGGAACCCTCAGTGCTGCGGCTTGCCTGGGTACCGCGCCGACCTTTGACCCGGACAGCTCCGGTGTCACGCTCTTCCTCGAACCCGATGGCTCTTGGAGCATCCAGCTCGGTTCACCCGGGCAGTTCATGGTTGAGTGTGTCTACAACGGTACGGTCATCACCGGCGGGAGTATTGTCGCCACCTACTACAACGGTCCCACCGCGGTCCAACAGAACTTCGTCCAGACTGGTGCTGTTGGTATCGGTCTTTTCGCAGTCACGGCACCGACCACCACAGACCCAAGGTCAGGTCGGTTCAAGTTCACAGTCACGGCGTCCACGATCACTTCATTTGTGTATCGTATTGCGAAGGTCAGCTTCAACTCCATCACGTTGGCGCCTGCGCTCAAGCCCGTCGAGAAGCCTCGCGAGCTGTTCGTGGCTACGCTTCCTGATGGCTCCCAGCGAGTCCAGGAAAAGTGCTGTTGCTGGAGGGGCGACGGCATTTTCAAGTGCTGTTGTCCGCTTGACTCCGACAACCTCCCGCTTGGCCTTCTGCGCCGTACGTGACGTAAGTCATACTGTGGCTCCGACACGTTAAACATCGGAAGACCCGTATGGGCAGTCTAGTGCCGACTGTGAAGGCACTGGGTCTCGAAGTGAGTAGCCAACTCCACCCTAATGAGTGAGGACAGAACTGGACTGTCCGATAATGTGCACAACGCCGCTATGGGGGCGTTCAGCAGGGCTTAGGAACCCGTCATCCTCAAAAGGATCACTCAAGTAACCATTGTAAACGGCAACGTTTCGTGTCCCAGGTACAGATGAACCAGGTATAAGTACCTCCTTGGTCGGAGGCTTCCTGCAATTCTGCACTATGGCTTAGGGCCGGCTTTGGGAGCCGGCACGGAACTATCGATCAGACAGATCGACGTGAGGCAGCTGACGCCCACGACAAAAAATATCAGTGCTTGCGCATGATGCTTAATGCCCTTTCACTCGTTTCAGGAAAACGTCAACTCTTCTCTTTTGGGAGAGGGTGGCAATGAAACCCGGTATGATCGCCGGGCGGAGCTTCTATTATCAGTCTGGTCCTCTCAAGGACTAAGTTTACGTAGTTAGATTCAACTGCGTCCCCCCCTCATGTGAAGGAAGCTGCTTTCGAAAGCGGTGTACTGGCACGTGTTGGCTCGACCCCGGGGGGGGAAC